AGTATTCAGAAAGATTCTCGCGAAAGAAGTGGCTAAAGCCAGAAAGGGCGGGTTGTCCGATGATGATATATCGCTTGCTTTGGCCGGGGCGATGGCGAGCGTCATATTCTAAGCGAGCCGAGACATGGCACTCTGGGACAACATCGTTCAGTTCGTCCTTGAGGGTTCCCGCAGCGGACAAACAAAAAGTTAAGACCTTTTCTTTTTATTGCACGATCACCGGGCGCGATGCTACAACGCGTTGCGCCTGGAGCTTTTGCTCGGTGCATGTATCCTTAATTTTTCATAAAATCGTCACGCAGCTGCTTCACATGCTGCGCTGCGCACACGCGCGAAATTTTTAATAAAAATCAGCAGACCCGTGATGCAGCAGGAGTTGTGATGCACGTGCAGCAGCTGATTGAGGTTAAGAATCCAAGATACTATGTCGCACTCACGTGTTTTTAAAGACAAAATCGCTACGTGTGTGCGTTAGAATGCTGGATTTTCCGATTGTCCCGTTTTTGACCTACGCGAACGTTGGAATCCTGAAAACCGGCGTTTCCGGGCGTCCACGCGCTGTTTTGAAACGAGCGCGCATCTTTGTCTCCTCGCATCGGGTCACATCAGGTCAACCTATTCGACATATCCTCGACCTTATGTCGCAATTTCCGCGTTTCTTCGACATTGGGTCACATCAGGTCAACCTATTCGAACCCCTTCAACCTATACGCGACCCGAACCACCTCAATCCGCGATTGATCGTCCTGGAAAGAAAGGTTATAAGCGAGTTAGGTAGGCACTTTGCGGAGAAATAAGGTCCGATGGCACAAAAGAAGGTACTAACACCCGGTAAAGAGCGTCAAGCAGGCGGGGTAAAGGAAAAGAAGGTACCAGCCAAGGCAACCGAGCCAGTGCGCGTAGCACGCGACGGCACACAGCGCGGACTCGTTCGTAAGAACCCGAAGAACAAAGCGACCCTGCTACTTGAAGGTATGCAGGAGGACGCGGAAATGTTCTTCGGCGTCAAGAATCATCACCCAGTCCGCAAAATGAACCTGATCGGGATGCAGGCCGAATATGGCTACCCCGCAGTCGACGAGAACGGTCAGCCGGTCATCGACGATACGGGACGTCAAGTCATGGTACCCCCGGATCCTCAGCTGGCCCTCGTGGCTTATGGAAAGGTAGCGCCTTACATCGCGGCGGTGTTGAAGAGCGTCGAATTGGGCGGTGAAGGAGGCGGACCTGTTCGGGTTGACTTGATCGACAAAGCACGCGGCCTTGCCGAACGCTTGGGCGTCGAATTGCCAGCACGTGTGCTCAGGCTGATCGAAGATGACGAGGAGGACGACAATGAGTAAGCCAGACCGTTTAAACGCGGTGTTCAAGACCAGCTTGGAGATAGCAGATGGCTAAATGGACCGTGGGCGACGCCCACACAACCGACGACGGGCACGAGCACACACCAGACGAGGTGTTGGCTTGGCGCTCAATTCGCTACCGCACAGCAGCCGGGTGGCTTGTTGTGTCGATCATCGCAGTGAGGTACCTTATCCACCCACTCAGCAACATCGTTCTAGTTGCTCAGGGGCACGAACCATTGGCACCCGTTCCTGACTTGTCGTTGGTGGACGTCGCGGCAATCGTTGGGTTGCCCGTTAGCGGATCGTTTGCTGACAAGATGACCGGGGATACCGAATGAGCCATTCACTTGACACGTAGTTCCGATAGGTCCGACTCTGCTGACCGAGCTGAGCACATAGTCTTCGACGAGGACATGGACGAGGCTCCTATTGCGTTGAACGTATCGAAGTCGGGTTTTGTATCTGTAACGTCGGACAGCGACGTTACAGGCCTCGTCTACATAGCTGCGGGGGTTGCGTTCCCAATCCGCTGCAAGCGTGTTAACTCGATTGGCACAACAGCTCTCAACGTGGTAGGCATGTGGTGATCGGTATTGGCGTCGGCCCGACGTTCACATGGTTAGGCATAACGGTAACCGTACCGCCCAACATGTCACAGCGGGACCTGATCAAAATCTTGATGCGGTACCGGATTGCTCGTAGTGTCAATGCCACACCGCTTCCCTGCTCCAATGGGGAGCCTTACTGCATCTTTAGCTAAAGGAGAATCATCATGCTTGCAGCAATCATCCGTGCAGCAATTCGTGCCTACATCCTAGAGAAGTACGCCCTAGAGGTAGCAAACGATCTTGCGACGAACGGACTCACACCGGCGGACGAAGCTATCGTTGACGCCTTCCTAGACGCACCGTAATGCTTGAGAACGTCAACCCGACTGACGTCCTCCTGCTCGCGTTCTGGGCTGGCATCGGGTGGTACGCAGCTGCCCTTATAGTTGGCCTGCTAGAACACTTTTTATTCGGGGACGAGGACGAGACATGAGGATCGTATGACCCAGGATTACTTAGCCCTTCGCGAGATGGGCATCTCAATGGAGGCCTTCCGCAGCAACGAAACGTTGCGGGAGGCTTTATTCGATCAATACTCGGGTGATCCTGGCGGGATGGCAGACTTGCTTTCAGCCTGGGAGTTCCTTGCACGTGACGAGCAGCTGCCTCCTACTGACGTCTACAAGATTTGGCTCTACCTAGCAGGACGTGGTTCGGGTAAGACGCGCACAGGAGCCGAATGGACTCGCGATCTAGCTAAGAAGGGCTATCGTCGCATGGGATTGATTGCCCCGACCGCCGCCGATGCGCGAGACGTCATGATTGAAGGCGAGTCGGGTCTTTTGTCCGTGTGCCAAGACACCGACGTCGATCACAAGGGCGTCAGCATGGGCGTGCCGCTCTACGAACCGTCAAAACGTCGCGTGACGTGGGACAATGGTGCGATGGTGACCGTCTATAGTGCTGATGAACCTGAGCGCCTGCGTGGACCCCAGCACGATGCACTATGGCTCGATGAACTCGCCGCATGGCGAAAGATGGAAACCTACGACCAAGCCATGTTCGGATTGCGCCTCGGCAAGCATCCCAAGATCTTCATATCGACGACACCCAAGCCCAAGGCGCTGATCAAGCGCCTACACGCGCAGGCGATCAACCCCAGCAACCACAACGTCGTCATGACCTCAGGATCCTCGGAGCGCAACAGCGAGAACCTCGCCCCTGGCGTGATCGAGGAGCTCCGCGAAGCATACGCGGGTTCCGAACTCGGTCGTCAGGAGCTTGATGGAGTACTACTCGAGGAGCTGGAAGGCGCGTTGTGGAATCGCAAGATGATCGACAGCAACCGCGTCGCTACTATGCCGACGTCTACCGACGAGGACTTCTACTTCGAGCGGATCGTTGTGTCCGTCGATCCCGCAACGACGTCAACAGAGCAGTCAGACGAGACGGGCATTGTCGTCGCAGGCCTCGGGTCTGACAAGCACGGTTATGTGCTGGCCGACTACACAGGCAAGTATTCGCCTAAGGGGTGGGCGACGAAGGTGCAGTGGGCGCGGAAGCTCTGGGCTGCTGACCTGATCGTGGCCGAGAAGAATCAAGGTGGGGATATGGTCAAGCACGTCCTCACAGGCGAAGATGAGAACATGCCTGTGCGTCTCGTTCATGCGTCGAAGGGTAAGAAGGCCCGTGCGGAACCCGTCGCCCAGAAATACGAGCAAGGGAAGGTGCATCACGTCGGTGTGCCGAAACTCGACGCGAACGGGTTGAAGATAGAGGGGCACCTAGAGAACCTCGAGGATCAAATGTGCACTTGGGAGCACCTGTCGTCTTCGTCGTCACCCGACCGCATTGATGCGCTGGTGTGGGCGATCCACGAACTCATGATTGCCGGCGCAAAGCCCATTGTTACCACCAGGCTGCGCGGTATGCACTGACGCAACACAATTCGATTGCGTTCCGGGGAACGCAACACATTTACGTTGCGCACGAAAAAGGCCCCGCGTTTAAACGGGGCCTGTCGCTGTTAGGTGCGACCTTTGTCGCTGTTCTTCGAACCGTCGCGATCTTTGCCGCCCTTGCCATCGTTTCCGCCCTTGCCGTTGTGCTCGGACGCGTTGTCCTTATTATCGTCGCCTTCAGGATCGTCCTTAGGATCGTCGCCTTCAGGATCGTCCTTAGGATCGTCGCCTTCAGGATCGTCCTTAGGATCGTCCTTAGGCCGCTTCGGTTTGTCAGGACGGTCGTTCTTGTCGTCACGATCAACGACAATAGTAACGCCCCTCACCACGTCGCAGACGTCCTCTGCGGTGTCAAACTTGTTCCACTCCTGTGCCTCGCGGTCACAGATAAGTGTCGTTGGCGCAACGCAGGCAGACAAGCCAACAGTAGCGACCACAATAAGTAGTAGGTTCTTCATCGTATTCCCTTCCAAGGTGCCCCCACCCAATTCGTATAACTAAGTTATGCGCAGTTCAACGTCGACTCGTTCAATGAGGTACTCGAGAAGCTTTTGAGCGATCACAGCAACCTTGCTTTTAACTTCTCTAGTTCGTCGTCCTCAAGTGAGCCCATCACACGACGCTCGATATCCGAGAAGTCGGCTTCGAGAAGATAGCACGTGTCGAAGGCAGCACCTTCGCCAAACGTCGCGCCTTCAGCCTCGAGTTCGCGACGTAACTTGCGCATTGCATCGTCAGCCGCCATTGATTGCGCAAGGAACTGCGCACCTGATACAGGTTTCACTTCCTTGAAGTTCGGGTTGCGGGACGACCAGCGTCCTGTGACGGTACCCCTCATTGCAGGCTCCATTCGATTGCGCCGAACACGAGGGCTGAGCACAGAGCGACGACAACCGCGACGATCATTGAACCCAAGGCCAAGTACCCGCCGGGTTTCTTTCCAGGAACGAGCATCCCGCTTGCAAGCAAGAAGGTGATCATTCCCACCAGTGAATAAATTGCGAACATCTTAAAAAGTATCTCCATAGGTCCCACCCGTTGAGTTATGCACGTTCATTTTGCTTGTGCGCTGTCCCGCCGAAGTTCAACGCGTTGTAGTAGTCGCGCACCTCGGCCTCTATTTCGGAATCCGTGCGTTGTTGCGGGAATTGCCCGCGTATGAAGTAACGCTGATCGAGCTCCGATAAGTCTTGCCAGTAGTGGCCTTTGTAGTCAAATTCGTTTGACCAGTATGAACGCAGGGTCTCGAGACGCTGCTGCCCGTCGATCACTATGTTGGTCAATGCAGGCGGCAACGTTTTGCAAACTGAGAAGTTCACCGAGTAGGAACCAATCGGGATACCGCGCCAAATGCTTTCGATCAACGCGCGTTTCTGATCACGATTCCACACGAGGTCGCGCTGGAATTCCGGTATAACGAACCCGCACAGCATCGGGCGATGGAGCGGGTTGTACCACGCCTCCTGCGACGTCGAGCGCTCCTTCTCCCAGTGGTAGAACAGGTGGTCAATTCCGAACGCCATCGACTGGGCGAACATGAGCGGCTTGGGACGTTGGAATGCCATCAGTAGTCTCCGTCTAGAACGATTGTTGTGTTGCGTTGTGGGGGTCGACTTCGACGAAGTTCAGGTCCTGGTCCCACTCGAGCCATTGCATGAGGCTCAGGCGGAGCTCGACTTGCGCCTGTTGCTCGTCAGCCGCGACTATCACAGCACCCAAGCCCACAGGCAAGTGCTCACTGAATACGCAGTAAAAGGTTTTCATATCCGTTCCTCCGCAAGGTTAGGTCGATCCCGCGTTTGTTCGCGCAAGCTGGCTTGCAGGTCAAGTTCGAACTGGCGCGTGTCCTCAAGTGCATCGAAACCCGGGTTGATCAGGTTCCAAGCCGTCAGTGTTTCATGCGAGCCCCAGAGGGTTGGCTGACGCGGGCCGGGTTTTTTACGAGTCATTTTTCCTCTCCACAATTGCGACACAATTGACCATTGTCCCAATTAAAGTCGTGCCCAATGTGATCACAGAGCTCGACGTCCGACAAGCCATCGAAATAGGACCAATCTAAATTATCGAGGGCCTCAGCCATCACGTGCAACGGGTCGTTGGGAGACACCGCGGCTTGCAGGTCTTCGCGCACGTTCGACATTGCAGCGGCGACGAGTAAAGTGGTGCGGGAGATCATGACGCCACCTCGATCATGATGCACTCGCGGAACATCGGCGAGGCGGGCATGTAGGTCAGAGTGTACCCCTTGAACGAAACGTTCGCAGCGACGTGTTCGAGGTCGACCGTCAAGGTTACGCGATGGGTGCGCTTTTTGATTGCGGAGGTGAGGCCGTTCGCGACGGGCAACAAGTCGTCGTCGCGGCGTAGCGCGTTGTAATTGATGCGGCGCTGCTGCGTTCCCGCGCGGCGCACCATCATGGGACGCGTTGACGAGTCATGGAAGTTCAGCGCGCGTGGCGTGCGACGGATGAAAACGTAAGCGGTCATTTAAATGTCCTCCAAAAGTTCGACGACGGACGCGGCCGTTTTTGCGGGATCGTTGTGGTCGTCACTGTCGAAGTCAACGTTGAGGTCGAGCACGAAACGATCATCCGCGTCTTTGGTCGTCGAGCCGAATGCCCAACCGTCCATGACGTGGAACATGTCGTCGGAACCTTCGAGTTCGAATTGAACCCAAACTGACGAGTCGTATGTGCGGTGAAAGAAAGGTTTGCGACCCTCAAGTGCGTTCGCGACGTTTTGAACGAGCGAGTTCATTTGTCACCTCCCAACGACCACAAGCGTTGTGCGCGAGTGAAGTCATTGATGCGGTCGAGGTGCGCTCTTTTCGACGACGCGTTGAGCACGTCGAACGCGTCGGACAGTACAGTCCATTTTGTGGACATCAGGTCACCATCAGCGATAACTCGAGCTTGGCGAAGGGTCATGGATTTTTGGTAAAGTGGCATTTTGAAGTCTCCGTTGTTTCGTTGTTGATGGACGACACATAAACGAGCAGCAGACCAGTGTCAATAAAAATCGACGCGGTCCTGTTGCGTTAGATATACTCCTCGTCGTGCAGCTCGGTCGCAACCGCAACGAGACGCGCGGGGTCGGAAACGAAGATGGTGATTTCCGTTCCGTGCGACGTCCAGAACGCGCCTTCGTTTTCAGCCTGTACTTCTTTCCACAGAAGAATCGAACCTTCGATTCTTTCGATGTAAGCGCGGGCTTGGATTTGGTTTGCAACTGGGATTGTGATTTTGTAGGTCATTTGAAGTCTCCGTTGTTTGCGTTGATCGTAGGACGATCATAACTCAGTTATAGTACTGTGTCAACACCTTCTTTCAGCAATTGCACGATACCGACTACTTGCTTATGATCGGCCACGACGTAACTAAGGAAAATTCCCATGTCCCGCACAGTAGAAGCCGTCCACTCCGATTGGACACGTCGTCAGATTCAGTGGGCTCGCATCCGCGACGCTCTCGAGGGGCAGGACGAGATCAAAGAGAACGGCGAGGCTTATTTGAAGCGTCCGGACGGGATGACTCAAAATGCCTACGACGCTTACAAAGAGCGGGCTCAATTCTACCCGGTAGCCGAGCGCACGTTGCGTGGGTTGTCCGGTCTCGTATTCCGCAACGCTGCACAATTCGAATTGCCAACACGGCTCGAGCCATTGCGTGAGGCGGCAACGACAGACGGGAACACGCTTGAAGTGATGTCCGAGATGCTCGTGAACGAGGTTCTTAGCGTTGGGCGCTACGGTTTGCTCGTCGACTACGCGACGGAGAACACGACAGTGACGTCCGTCCCCTACATCGCAACCTACACCGCTGAAAACATCACGGATTGGCGCGTTCAATTCGTTGGCGGCCTGCGCGTTCTCACTCGCGTCGTGCTCAAAGACGACTTCGATCAAGACGATGAGGACGTAAACGACACAGCAGAGCAGCGCCTAGAATTGGTGCTGAATGATCAAGGCAACTACGAGGTGCGTAAATGGCGCGCAGCAAGCGCCAATCTAAAAAAGGACGATGGTGGATCCTTCGTCATGATCGACGCGGTGGTACCTACAGTCAACGGCAAGCCGCTCAAGTCGATCCCGTTCATTTTCGTGAACCCCTACGACCTGCGCCCAGAAGTCGAGAAGCCCCCGATGCTCGATCTCGTGGACGTGAACGTCGGGCACTACCGCAATTCCGCCGACTACGAGCACGCGCTGTTCCTGACGGCGCAGCCTACCCCTTGGGTATCCGGACCTTTGAACGCCGACAACACACCGTCGGCAATCGGGTCGGGAGCGTTCTGGGTTCTGCCCGAAGGATCGCAAGCCGGCATGCTCGAATTCTCGGGTCCTGGCATTCAAGCGCAAGAACGCGCGATGGAAGCAAAAGAAAATCGCATGGCCTCCTTGGGCGCTCGCATGATCCACGAAGGACGGCAGCGCAACGAAGCTGCCGACACAGCAAAAATGCGTGGTCGCTCTGAACTGTCACTCCTCACTAACGTCGTGAACATGGCACAGGCGGGGCTCGAAAGGGCTTTACGAATAGCAGCGGAGTGGACAGGTGGCAATCCGGACGAAGTCAAAGTTACGTTGAACCGTGACTGGGTATCGACGCAGATGGAAGCTACTTCGATCACCGCCCTCGTCAAAGCATGGCAGGCGGGTGGCATTTCTCATCAGACGCTTTACGAAAACATGCAACGCGGTGAGATTGCTCCTGTGGATCGTTCGTTCGACGACGAAAAGGAACTTATAGAAGACGAGGGTGGTGATCTTGGCCTTGGAATCAATCAGCAGCTCCTAGCTGCTGCGGCGCAACCGCCGGGTTCTGCCAAGTCGGGTACACCGGCCCCTAAACCTAACGGAACCGAAGAGGCCGCGGGTACTGACGACGGGGGCAGGTAATGCGCGAGTTTGTCACGGGACTCCTTTACGAGCAGTTGACCACAGCGGCTACTGTGCAATTCCAAAACGTCGGAACGGGCACTTTGGTAATCAAGCGCTCAGTTGCGCAGCCTGAGCCCGAAGTTCCAGGTTGGGTTTACGGACCAGGTTTAGGGGAACGTGGCGCCGTGGCAGATTTGTACCCTAGCGAAACGGGAACTCTTTGGGCACGTTCTGACGAGTCGACGACGGTGCTAGTCGAGGAGATTTGACATGTCGCTGAAGTCGCCTTTTGGTCCTATCGGCGGTGGAGGCGCCGGCGGCACTGGCCTTCCTGCAGGAGGTACCGTTGGGCAGATCATCGTTAAGCAGTCTGCTGCGACGGGCGACGCGATATGGGCAGATTCTGGGGTCAGCTATTTACCTGTCCCTGACAACGAAGAAACGACCACCGCCTTCATCTACATGGGGTGGGAGTCAGTTAGCGGAGGTTGGCTCGTTCGACGACGTGACCGCGTGACATTCGCAACGGGAGACGCTACTGTTTCGAACAATGGTAGTTACGCCAATCTAACCGCAGCGTGGCCAGATCGTGCTGCGCTGATTTACGCTTGAGGAACCCTAATGGCCGTTTCAGCATATAGCACGAACATGACCGACCTCTACGCAGGTGCGGGTTCCACTACAAACTGGTCCGGGCTTGGCGGTGGGGCCTCGGCTTTAAACGCTGAGACAGACTACTTCATCCAAGGCTCAGGGTGTACGACAAAGAACGCTTTCGCAAGCACGCGGAAGGGTATGATATTCGACTGCGTAACCGACCGCGCGTCGTTGGTCGGTACGGATGGCGCCTTCCTTATGTGGACTACGCAAGCAACACCAAACTCCCTCGACACAATCGCCAACGGTGGAATCACTATGGTGATTGGGTCGGGGACGGGTGACTATAAACACTGGTATGTTGGCGGATCAGACACGATTGAGTTCATGGGTTGGATTTTGGCCGCGGTTAACCCGTCCGAGGCGACCGATGAAGCAGACGCGGGAAGCCCCACAGCGGTCGAAGATCATATAGGCGTTTTATTCGACCTACCTTCAGGCGGTCCCACCAAAGGCGCACCGAACGCAGTCGACGCCATTCGTGCGGGTCGCTGCGACTTGATCTATACGCTAGGCACAGGCGCAGATCCTGACGCCAGTTTTGCACTTGCTGTTGCTAACCGCGGTGGTGTTACAGACCGGTTGGGGCTCGTTCAGTTGGTAAATGGCTCATATTTCTGCTCGGGCCTGCATCAATTGGGCGACTCTACCAACCTCGTAAATTTCAGCGACGACAACAAAACGCTTTTCTGGCGCGATCACCCAGCGGTAACTGCGCCGTTCAACACGTTGGAAATCCAGAACGCGTCGTCCGTCGTGTCAATGACCTCACTCGTTTGGAAAGCGCTAGGAACGAAGTCACCGGGCACTTGGGTGACGACGGACAACGCGACCGTGGGAGTCACGTCGTGCTCGTTCATTGATTGGGGCGCGTTCGGTTTCGCGAGCAACACAACGATCCTGTCTACCACCTTCGTGGCATGCGGTGTGGTAACGCAGAACAGCGCAGCGCTAACATCTTGCGTTTTCGACGCATGCTCGACGCTGCTTTCCAACAATCCCGCATTGCTCACGGGCAACTCGTTCACGAGCGCTGGCACGGGACACGCAATAGAAATAACCACGGCAGGCACTTACACGTTCACCGGGAACACCTATTCAGGATACGGCGCAGGTGGAACAACGAACGCGACAATCTACAACAATTCAGGTGGCTCTGTGACCCTCAACATTGTAGGCGGTGACACGCCTACAATTCGCAACGGCGCAGGCGCGAGCACCACAGTAAACAACTCGGTGAACGTCTCGTTTGACAACATCGTCTCGGGATCTGCTTTGGTCATCACAGCAACGGCCACTGTGGGCACCGTCACGTCGGGCGACATCTTGGTGAACCAGGTCGTGACAACGGACCCTTTCACATATTCGCACAACTACGAAGGTAACTTGACTTTCTCCTTCAAGATCCTCAAAGGAACGTCGTCGCCTGTTTACAAGCCGCTCGAAGGATCGGGCACCATATCGTCAACCGGGTTTTCGTTCACAGCTAACCAGGTTGGCGACTAGCACCTTAAAAAATAAATAAGTCGCTTATACTGCAACCTCATTGGGCGTTGCATGAGGGGTGCCGCGTCTGTACGGTAGTCTTAGAACAATTGCCCTCGATAGCGGAGAACTGAGAATGGCCACCTACTTTACCGTCGACTACGACAACGAAGCGACCGGTCCGTTCGTGGCCGAAGGCGCAAACCTAACATGGACGGCGTCTGTCGGTTTCATTGTCAAAGTAATTGACAACGGGACGACCGGGACGCTGAAAGTAGCGCTTGTGTCAGGAAACATTCCTGCAGACAATGACGTGCTGACGCAAGGGTCCACGACCGCAGACGCATTTGGCGCGGGTCGGTCGATGCTTTATCCCGCTTATTTCCGCGAGGACGTTGCAGTAGCGTCGTCCGGCGCGATCACATGGACGGGCCCTGCATTGGGCGCGACTCATTCATTCTTCTTCGATGGCCAGACAGCCAACATCGTTGCGGGTGAGATCCTCACGTTCTCTGGTGGTCAAACTGCTGAGTGTATCACTGTAGAGTCCGACGCCGGTACGACCGGTGAGCTGTCCGTACGCTTCATTTCTGACCTGGATTCAGGACTTCCTGCAGACAACGACACCTTCACCGGCGACATTATCGGCGACGGCGTGGTAAACGGCGTGGTTCACCCGCGTTCCTACACACCGCTGAACTTGCACCGTTTGCTCGCAGACCTCAACGATGATGAAACGATAAATGGTAACGACGACTTGTCGCGTGTCGATCCCACACCTTCTGGTCGTGACACGGACGAGATCGTAAACTTGCTTGGCACCGTTGCTATCACGGACACCGTTGCGTCACACATGTTCGGCGGTTCGGTTAGCCAGGCGAACGGCGCTACGCTGTACTCGGGTCTGGACGTTCAGCTTACGTCGCCACTAGACTCGACTCAGCCAGTTGTAATTCAAGATGACGCTATCGTAACCGACTATTGGAAGAACGCTTACAGCCCGGATTCTATTGCAGGCAACGTTCGCATAATGGTCAAGACGCGCGTTGATGGCGTGGACATTGATGGTAAACGTGTTCGTGGAGCATTGCTTGAATATGGTCAAGCATACTTCTTCGGCGGCACGACACTCGGAACGGCCTCGACCGCTCTCGCGTTGTTCTCAGCGAACGATGGTAACAACAACACAGCAGTGGGCACCGTCGCAGGCGCACCTTACAACACGGTCGCAGTGGCCGAAGGTTATGGTACGGAAGACTATTCGAACGGTAACGGCCTGACCCCTTTCGCTATGTCGATTGACTTCACCTCAGCAAACTCGTTGCAAACGTACGAATGGACGAAATACATACAGCGGCGCGGTACCTCGGAAACGCTGTATTCGCGCAACGCGCAACTGTTCGTCGGTGTAAACACCAACTGGGCTTACGACAACGAATCTGGCAACTTCACACCAGCCGAGATTCTCGCGTGGGGAACATCGTTCAACTACACCGGACAGACCACCAACCTAGCCGTTGGCGAAGTCGTGACGTTCTCACCTTCGGGTGCTAAAGGTCGCGTCTTGTATGACAACGACGCAGGCGCAACCGGGCAACTCGTTGTCGGCGTAGAAGGCAACGCACAGCCAACAGCAGCCGACACAATCACCGGCGTGACCTCAGGCGGTGACGGCACAGTGGGCACCGTTGTCGCATCGACGGTTTGGGGCACAGCTTTGCTTACCGCGCTCAACGACGTCGGCACGACGGGCAACATGTATACTCAGCTACTGACTGGTCTTGAGCCTGTAGACAACACGATCATCTGGGGCACAACATCGAACCAAAGCGCAGAAGTCGCTGGTGCGGTTTCGTCGCGGACGGTCAACAACCAATTCGTGGGTGTTTACACGGGTACCAATTTCCAGACAAACTTCGGTATCACGATTGACTCTACTGACGCGATCCTGGGCGACCAGCTCCGCAACTTGCTCGACGTTGTTCAGGGTCCTCCCGACAACCGTCAAGGTGCTGTGTCGGGTCTGAAGAATGGCGACACAGTCACAGTATATCCTTGGGACGGCGCAGCCACCGACGTGAACGGCGATCCGTTGCCAACGTTCGGTGAGATGACGCTTGCTACTGCACTAGTATCGGGTGTCACCACGTCCGTCGATGTGGGAACGGGCAACATCCCGAACAACACGCCAGCAGCGGGCAAGCTGCGCATCGAACAAGATAGCGACTCAAATGTGATCCTGGTGCAATACTCTTCGCACAACGGCGACGACACGTTCACCTTGGTCGGCACTTCACCCATAACAGCAGCAATCTCAAATACCGTCATGCGTGCTTTGATCGACGAGCAGCGCACCAGCGATGGTACGTCTAACTACTCGGCCGTTTTTGTGACACCGGAAGACGTAGCGATCACGGTCAAGAATGGTGGCGCACTAAACGGCCCGATCAAAACCTTCAAAACGAATGCTTCGTTTGGCGCGTTCTCAGTCGGTGCGGTTCGGACCCCCGACTAATGGGAGCTCCTACTGATGGCAATCAGCGTCAATTGGATCACGGGCGAGATCACAGTACCAAAAGCTGACACCCAATTGGTGTCAGCTGGCCCGCCCGAGATCCGCTCACACGACACCGACGCCTTCCGCCTCGAACTCAAAGACCTTGAGGACGACGCGGCAGGCGGTCGGCCGTGGCCTCGGACGCACAATCACAACCTGCCCGTGACTATTGCGGGTATCACGTATGCGCGGACGCTCGAGATCATCGCGCCATACTTCGTGACGTACGAGGATGGTCAGTACCGCGTGTCACTTGGTGGCTCAAACAACAACATAGTGGACGTCGCGACGGTTAACCAGGTTTCGATTATTTCGAACAACAGCGCTGGTTTGACGTTTTCCGAGGAGATCAATTCACAGTCGTTCACGAGTGGTCAAGTCACACTCGACGTCAACGCAGGTTTACCAGGCACAGCCTTCCCACGCGGGACTCCTACCAACCCAGTCAACAACCTTTCCGACGCATTGCAAATCGCTGCTGATCGTGGCTTGCATAAGATAGCCTTAACCGGCTTCGTAACAGCGACAGGCTCTGAAAACCTGGACGGTATTTCTATCGAAGGTGGTGCGGGAGCTTCCAACGTCGTTTACTTGGCTGGGGTAAGCACAGTAAATAGCAGTTTCGAGCGACTGATAGTATGCGGAGCGCAGAACGGACTTTCTAGGTTCGTTGACGTTATCCTAGGAGTAACGGGACTGGCTGGTTTCACTAACGCTGAAGGTCGTTTCATAAATTGCATCGTAAATACAGCAAGTGGCTTTGAGCAAAATGCCACGGGCGTTGGGTCGTTGCTGGACAACTGTTCCTTCGTGATGCCCGACAACGCTCAAGTGGCTTTTAATGCGAACGGGAAAGCATTTTCTCTCCGTCAATGCACTGGCAACATTCTTATCACTAACGCTACGGATGTAGAAGAACAAGATTTGAACTTCGCGGGTGGTCGCGTCGAAGTAGACGCATCGTGCACCGCGGGCCAGTTCAACTTGTCAGGCGTGGCTTCTTTGACAGACAACAGCGGCGGGACAGTGCTTTCTCAGGACTCGTTTATTTCACCCGACGACGTGCGCCTAGCACGCGATCACGCTCGCGCAGCGAACCTACAAACCCAACAGGTCTAAACTACGACGGGCGCCCCCGAAGGGACGCCCGTTTAAACGCGTGTCGGAAATCACCAGTAAGAACGACCCGTCAAACGTTTCGCAACGTTGACCCATGCGACGCGCAAGCAATCGTCGGTCGCGTTCGACATGACGGACGTCGAGCGCGACATAGCTTGGTCAGACTTGGAAAACACCTCGCGCATTGCTTCGTCAGCGATGTTCTGAGCCGACACGCCCGACTCGAACAATTCAACCACCCATTTGGCGACCACGTTGTCAGCCGTGGCTTGCACGAAGTCGCCCGACCAACTCAAAGTATAGAACGGGTCGTCAGCGAGTTTTTCGAGGTGGTCGGGAAGCGTTGTTTCGGCGAAGGTTTCGACCGTGTCGCGAGCGACGCGCACCGCGACGTTCAGCATGTAGTCGGCGTCCGTGTGGGTCAGGTTATCGCGCACGAGTTTCGACCATGCGGCGTAGTCGGCACGTTCCGCTTTGCGCGACTCACGATCAGCAGCGCGACGTGTTAGGTCGGCGTCGCGTTCGTCGTCGAGACGTTGACGTTCGTCTACCGCAGCCTGCGCGGTCGTGATTGCGGCTCGCAGTTTCAACGCGGACGAGCGGCGATCCATGCCTCCCGTCAGGTCGTAAAGTTCGCGTTGCAGCTTTTCTTTCACGACATGCAGCGCATCGCTCCAAGCGTTGTCGGAAGCAATTTGAACGTCGGCGCCCGTCGCGTTCGGAGCGTCGAAGTGTGTCAGCTCCCAGCTTTTCACGTGGTCGCGCAGCGTGTCCGAGTTCGTGCACTCGGCA